GAGAATTTCTATAACATTCAAGATGTTGATGGTGTATCACAACCAAGACCTGAAGGTTCATTAGAATTTGCAAATAACCTTTGGGGAACATTCTTGAATGTCGACTATAGAAACTCAGGACCGAAAATGGTTTGTTTCTATGTTGGTAAACCATCACAATATTTGGCCTTACCAAAAGGAAACTCAAGATTCAGAGACGACGCTTTTGAAATGAGAAGAGCGTCTGAAAATCCTTTGTTAGAAAACCAACAAGGGAAAAAGGATTGGGCGGTTTCTAATAAATGTGTTGGATTCAATGTTGATATTGGTATCAGAAATCAGAACATATTCTATTCATTTACGGTATCTCAAGATAATGGAGTTGCAACTTCAGAATCAATCAACACACAACTTAACATGGTTGACCAAGCTTCAGGTAGAGCGGTGGCAACACAAAACAATAGTTTATATAACCTATATAAACAAAGAAGTTATAAATGTACTGTAACAAGTTTGGGTAATGCTTTAATACAACCAACAATGTATTTCAACGTTAGACACGTACCAATGTTTAACGGTCCATATATGATTACAGATGTTAGTCATTCTATCCAACCAGGTAGTTTCCAAACTATATTCAACGGTGTCAGACAAGGTATTTTTGATTTACCAGCAATCGATAGTTTCTTACAAAGTATTAACCAAAATCTTTTAACCAAACTCGAAGAGTTATTAAAAATTAATAAGGAACAAGTTACAGTAAGTGGTACTACAAATACTGTTAAGGCTAGTCAATTACAACAAAAGGCGGATAACACATTAGATACAACAAACTCATGTACTGCTAAGGTGATACTACCAGAGTATACAAACGCAAACCCAGCCTATACTGCGGTAAATGGTACGTTGACTAAAGTAACACCTAATGATTTAGCAGCTGTCCTTAAAAGATTGTTACCAAATAATCCTGACTTACAATCAATCATATATTGTATTTCATATCTTAGAACATTCCAAACAGATGCCAATACAAAAATTGGAACTTTCAATGGATGGAACAACAACCTATCAACGATATCTTTGGATATGAGTTATGGTGGTCAGATAACCCAATTAGAAAAAACATATAGTTGTATTAACTTGAAATCGAATCCATCGACAAGTTCGTCTCAACCTGTTGCACATTTCAAAACTTTAGACGATTATGTTAATTTCATGGCGGGAAGATTGACACAAAGGGTTCCACAAATTTTAGACATTGGACTTGCGAAATACTATGTTTGTTTCTGGCCTAAAGCCAACATCAGTCCTGAATACTATGACACTCATATTGGAGAATTTAAACAAACCAAAGAAACACTTTATAAAGCGTTATCATCCGCGGTAACTGCAGGGTTGACTAATGTTGACAAATCTGTTCAATTGAAAGAAGCGATTAAGAAGACAGAAAGTAAAGGTAGTACTCCTGGTGTAACACCAACACCATCACCTATACCTCCGAAGCCAGGATTCACTTGTCCACCTGCGGTGATTACATCATTCTCACCTGCAGTCGGAAACATTGGAACTATAATACAGATTAATGGTTCAAACTTCGAAACGACCAAAGAAATAAAAATTGGAACTACAATAGTACCATTCAAGGACATTACAATTCTGAATTCAAAAACTATGAGAATTACCGTTCCTAAAGTTGGTACTGGAGTTCGTTCGGTGGATAAAATAAGTATAACTACAGATTACGGAACAGTAACAAGTACAAATGACTTCACTTATGACCCAACGATGGTTGTAGTTGCAGAACCTGCACAACCAACTACAACACAAGGAGCTGCGGCATATGTTCCTCCATCAGTGGCACCAAATGTTCCAAACTCAAATACACAACCTCAACAAACGGGACCAGTTGTATTAGTGGAAAAACAAACCTTTAACTTGGTTGGAAGTGTATCAAAAGAGGAAATCAACGTTAATTCAGATGCAGGCCCTTGGAAAATTGTTCCGAACTATGTAGATTGGTCGTATAGAGCGGTAGCACCTAAGATAGGTCCTAACAATACAATTACGGAGGAGGTGATATCTAAACAAACTGACAGTAGACAGTTGGAAGATTATGTTTCAATAGACAGGAAATCGTTCTCTGTCACTGACTTTGATATAGTAAGTATTGTACAAGAAGACATCGATGACCCGATTGAAGAGAAAAAAGTGACAAAAATATACAATCAAATTACTTTCTTCACAACACACGATGACAAGTACGTTAAGTTTAGACAAACTAATAACCCTAATGATGTTATTCAAGATGTATTCCAAACATTCAAGTTCACAATACGTCTCGAGTAATTTAATAGGTAGACCATATATTTATATAAAAAGATTCTTATGAGCATAAAATCAGCATTAGACAACTATCTTGGAAAATCAGTAAGATATTCTGAAGAAGATAACGGAGACGGAACAAAACAAGTTTGTGACTTAGACACAGGCGACTGTTACACGGTTAGAGAAAGAGACGGTCTTATCGAAAGAGCGGGACACCAATTTACTGCCAACAGAAAAGTTAGAGTGGAAACTGCCAACGGAATAAAAACATTATTAAACGGATAAAAATGAGTTTAGATAAAAAAATTATAAGTGAGATTGAAAGATATAGAAGTATCAATCAATATATTTTAGAGCAAGCTGCGGTACCACCAGCAGAAGATGCGTTAGGAGCTTTAGCACCAGCTGCTGGAGCAACACCTCCACCGCCACCTGCAGGGGCTACACCTCCACCAGCACCTGAAGCAGGACCTCAAGTAATTGATGTCGATTCAGACCCAGACGTTGAGAAAATTGACGACGAAGGTAATTCAGAGGAAGGAGAAGGAAGTGGTACAGAGGAACTTGATATAACTGACTTAGTTGATTCACAGAAAAATATTGAAATGAAACAAGAAGATTATTTCAATAACCTATTCAATCAACTCAATGATTTACAATCTAAGTTAGGTGAAATGGATAATATCATGAACAAACTTAATTCACTCGAGAACAAAATTGAAAAATACAGAGAGAAAACTCCACAGGAGAAATTAGAGTTGAGAACATATGATTCATATCCGTTCAACCAAAAACTTTCACAGTTTTTTGATGACAAACAAGAAGAGATGGAGAAAACAGGAAAAAATGATTATGTTTTAACTTCAGACGAGGTTACAGATATCAATGTTAATGACATCAAAAATTCATTCCAACCAGGAGGAGGAATGGAGAAAGAAGCATACAAAACATCATTCAGATAATACTGAACGAAATATCATTAAAGGTACCTCAGGGTACCTTTTTTATTTGACTATAGTCACACTTTAAACTATACTTGTATAAACAAATTCACAATTTAAAATTTAAAAACATGAGTTCATTAGACGCCGTATTGGCACAGTACGAAAAATCACAACAAGGGGGCGGGGCCCAATCGAGAATGTCGCAAGACGAAAGAATGAAAAAGTATTTCGCTTTAATCTTAGGAGACAAAGAGAAATCAGGACAAAGAAGAGTAAGGATTCTACCTACTCCAGATGGTTCATCACCATTTAAAGAAGCTTGGTATCACGAAATCCAAGTGGGTGGTCAATGGCAGAAATTCTACGACCCAGGAAAGAATGACAACGAACGTTCACCTTTAAATGAGGTTTACGAAGAGTTGATGTCTACGGGTAAAGAATCAGATAAAGAATTGGCTAAACAATACAAATCTCGTAAGTTTTACATCGTTAAAGTAATTGACAGAGACCACGAAGAAGATGGTCCTAAATTTTGGAGATTCAAACACAATTACAAGAATGACGGTATCCTTGATAAAATTATTCCAATTTGGAGAAACAAAGGTGATATCACCGATGCTCAGACAGGTCGTGATTTAATCATCGAGTTGGCAAAGGCAAAAACTCCCAAAGGGAAAGAATATACCACAGTATCTACAGTTATGTATGACGACCCTGCACCTGTACACTCAGAAAAAGACCAAGCTAAAGCATGGATTGAAGATGAGTTGACATGGTTAGACGTTTACTCAAAAAAACCTGTTGAATATCTTGAGGCTATCGCAAGAGGAGAAACCCCAAAGTGGGACTCTGAGAAGGGTGGATACGTTTATGGTGACAGTTCAGTAGAAGAAACTTCAATCGGAGGAGGAACATCAAAATCTTCATCTAAGACAGTTGACCCTCAGGCTAACGACGAACCAGATGGTGATTTACCATTCTAAAATATAACAAGGGTGGGATTCCTCCCACCCTTTAATTTTTTTCATATGACATTTAAAGAAGAAATTGACTTACAAATAAGAGACAACAAAACAGTTTCTTATGAAATTTTAAGCCAATTACAAAACAAAAATTATTTCTCAGGTAGAAATAAACAAATTGGAGATACAATCTTATTTGGCATGATGAAGGAAGAATCTGAAGATGGTCAAATAAATTTCAGTTTAATAACCTTCCATGAAGATGAATTAGGAGTACTGTACGAAGAGGATAGTGATTTCTATAAAAGACCAAAACAAAGTAAATTACCAAACATTAAAAGAATAGAAAATGGCAATTAAAAAAAACGATTTTGAAAGTTTAAAAAAGAAGTTTTCAACTTCCGCAAAATATAAACCACAAAGATTTTTTGACTTAGGTCCTGACTTCTTGGATGCCGTTGGACTTCCTGGTCCAGCCATTGGACATTTGAATATGTTTTTGGGACACTCTGATACAGGTAAAACAACAGCATTAGTTAAGTGTGCAGCTGATGCCCAAAAGAAAAACATTCTTCCTGTGTTCATCATTACAGAACAGAAATGGTCATTTGAACACGCAAAATTAATGGGATTTCAGTGTGAAGAAGTTGTTGACGAAGAAACAGGAGAATTGGATTGGGACGGGTTTTATATATTCAATAATAATTTTGATTACATTGAACAAATTACTGACTATATTAATAGTTTGTTAGATGCACAAGAGAAAGGTGAATTAGATTATAGTTTACTGTTCTTGTGGGATTCTGTTGGTTCTGTTCCATGTAAAATGACTTATGAGGGTAAAGGTGGTAAACAACACAACGCGTCCACATTAGCGGACAAAATTGGTATGGGTATCAACCAACGTATTTCAGGTTCTCGTAAAGCTGATTCGAAATATGAAAACACTTTGGTGATTGTTAATCAACCATGGGTTGAACTTCCTGATAATCCATTCGGACAACCTAAGATTAAAGCTAAAGGTGGTGAGGCAATTTGGTTGAACTCATCTTTAGTATTTTTATTCGGAAATCAAAAAGGTGCTGGTACGAATAAAATCACAGCTACAAAAGACAAAAGAAGTGTTAAGTTTGCAATCAGAACAAAAATATCTGTACTGAAAAACCACATCAACGGATTGGGATATGAAGACGGAAAGATTATCGTAACACCACATGGATTCTTAGCGGGTAAAGAAGCTGCGGAAGAAAAGGTATCGATTGAATCTTACAAAAAAGAATACGCTGACTATTGGAAAGATATTATCGGTTCCGATGGTGAGTTTACATTGAAAGAAGAAAAAGAAGATTAGTATATTGTTTCACATTTAAATCACAGATTGTGATTAAGACATTATTAGTAGACGGAGACAATCTGTTTAAAATAGGATTTCACGGAGTAAAAGAGTTGTATAATGGTGGAGACCACTTAGGTGGAATCTACCATTTTATCAACATCTTAAGAAAATTCTTGGAGGAACATAATCATGATAAGGTTGTGGTCTTTTGGGATGGGGACTCCAATTCATCTATTAGGAAATCCATTTATCCACAATACAAGGCGAATCGTAGACAAGATATGAATGAGTATAAGTACGAATCATATCTTCAACAAAAGGCTCGAGTTAAACAATATCTCGAAGAGATATTCGTACGCCAAGTTGAGATGGTTAATAATGAGGCTGACGACCTAATTGCGTATTATACAAAAATTTCTAAGGACGAACAGATTATAATCTTTTCTGCCGATAAAGACCTAACACAACTTATATCCGAACGGGTAACCATATATTCCCCAACCTCTAAACAATATTTCAAGAATGGGGATAAGATTACTATCAACAAGGTTGATATACCACATACAAACGTTTTGTTAACCAAAATCCTAACAGGAGACAAGTCCGACAATATTGACGGAATAGAACTCTTGGGAGAAAAAACTTTGGTTAAATTATTCCCTGAATTGTTGGAAAAACCTCTCACTATCGAAGAAATACTCGATATTGCACGAAATAACCAACAAAAGAAAAAACCAAAAGCTTTGGAGAATATTTTGACAGGACGTACAAAATTTGGTATACTTGGTGAACAGTTCTACCAAACGAACAAAAAGATTGTGGACTTACACAATCCGTTGATTACCGATGATGGTAAAGAGTTGGTAGAACAAATTCATACCGATACTATCGACCCCACAGACAGAGGATATAAGAACTTGATGAGAATGATGATGGAGGACGGTCTCTTCAAGTATCTACCCAAAAATGATGAGGCTTGGGTAAATTTTCTCCGACCATTTATGAAACTAACAAGAAAAGAAAAAAGAAACACAAACAAAAATTAAAACAGAATTATGAAAGAGCAAGACAGCACTAAAATGGAATTCCTTTTGACCTTGAACGATAACATCGTGGTTCAAAGATTTTTCAACGTTAGAGGTTACAATCCAAGGGCTAAAAACTCTATGGAGTTGTATGAATTTGTAAGTCACATCAAAGATGAATTACAGTATCATCTTAAAATGAAGACGGTTATTTACATGATGGACAACAGAGATTCAATCACAAACGACCCATCAGTTATGAATACATCATACACTGAAGGACCAGAGGTTTTTAACATTTATGTTAAAGTTGGAGACACGACAATTTGTCATAGAATTTTTGACGGAAAATTTTTCCCACCAAAAGTTCGTTATACAGTTGACGTACGACCATTTTTAAAAGAGATTCTTCGTGAACTAACTGACATTTTTTCAACAACCAAATTAACTTACCAATATTTAGAATTTGACCTTAGCAAGTAAGTATTTAATAATACGGGGGGTATAGAATATTATTTATGAATAAAAATTTCGATTATTTAGGGAACACTTTTCAGATTCAGTTACTTAATCAAATCGTGGTAGACAAGGATTTTTCATCGTCTATTATCGATGTTATCGAGTCACAGTATTTCGATAACAAATATTTCAAAATCATCTTACAGATGATTAAGGAATACTATGTTAAGTATGAATCTACACCCAACTTCGATACCCTTGAGCAGATTATTAAATCCGAGGTTTCTCAAGAAATGGTTGCTAAGATTGTGTTAGACACATTGAAGCAAGTTAAAGACGCACCATTCGAAGGAACTCAATTTGTCCAAGAAAAGGCTTTGAAGTTCTGTAAACAACAAGAACTTCAAAAGGCGATGGACAAGGCTCAAAAAATCATCACTCAAGGTGATTTTGAATCTTATGATAAAGTTGAGGGTTTGGTTAGAGAGGCATTACAAGTTGGTGAAATAGACAAGGGTCAGACAGATATCTTCTGTGGTTTAGATACAGTGTTGGATGAGGACTATAGACACCCTATTCCGATGGGTATACCAGGAATTGATAGATTGTTGAAGGGTGGATTAGCAAAGGGTGAGATTGGGGTTATATTAGCTCCTACAGGGGTTGGTAAAACAACTATCTTAACTAAGATTGCTAATACCGCATTTAACATGGGTTACAACGTTTTACAAGTATTCTTCGAGGACAATCCAAAGATTGTTCAAAGAAAACACTTCACTATTTGGACAGGTATTGCACCTGACGAACTAGCACATCATAGAGAAGAGGT